GTGAGATAGTCGCTCCACCAATAAAGGTGGAGCGGTGTCGCCTTGGTTGACGCTAGCCAGTGGATGCTTTTCCGCATGTAACGCTGTGTCGGAGAAGTTACCGTCTGCACTGACGCCCTTTCCTCCCACTGGGGCACCGATCCGCGTATGTCAGTGTCGATCCGGTCAAGGATCAACATATTTCCTGACAGCTTGGAGAGATGCCACAAAAAGAGGGAGCGGCTATCTGTCACATGGAACTTCCAGGTTTTGGCCAGGAAACCCCTGTATGACAGTATTTGCCGCCTACCAGAGCGCAAAGCTTTGGTGCGGTAAGCAGTCGGAACGTCGATTAAGACGCCACTTGTGCTCGGTGCACCATGAGGTACCAGAGGCAACTTTTCAGTTACCACTAGGCCATGGAGGTAATCCCACAGCTTTCCCGGAGCCCCAACGATCGCCGCGAGACCATTGACGACATGGCTTAACCCCGGAAGGGTTTCGGCCGCATCGCGTAGGTAGAACGGCGTAACGTCAGAACCGAGGTACCAGTGACAACCACAGGATTCCCTATAAGGGGTATTCCCTAGGTGTGTCTTTTCCTGGTTCACCTCAAACCCCAGCTTTTCCAGCAAGAGGATCAGTTCTTCGGCCATCGTGCCCGTTTCGGAGATTACAATATCGTCTCCGTAGACACAAAAGCTTTCAGATCCAACCGCCTTACAGGCAGCAGCGAAAATCAGCGTTTCGATAACGAACGTGCTGCCATTTCCCATTGAAGAGAACTTGCAGTATTCGCCCGTTCCGAACTTGCCAAAGTAAGCCGTGCTCCTAAAAGCGTACAGGTACGAAGCGAACTCCTCCGGAAAGAGGATGTCCACCAGTATCCTGGCTACGCGGTCGGAGGCTGCTTTGAGGTCGATTGTGGCGTAATTATACGCCACGGACCCCTCCTTAGCAAGTTGCTGATTCCGAGACTGGTCTCGCAAGTTGATCCCGTAAGGGACCAACCGCTCCTTCACCCACGCATCGAATGCTAGCTGAAAGGGAATGTTCCCTTCAGGTTCACACGCAATGGTGCGGTGTGTTTTCCAGTTCTTCGGTACCACTTCTACTCGGTTTGAAAGGAGGTTAACCACCCTAGGAGTTGAGTGCCCTGTTAAGGCACAAAACGCGTTCAGATAGTGCCACCCCTCTGGGTTCATCGCGAGGTTACGCATCTTTACCTTCTGGTATCGATGCGAACTTTTGCGACCCGAATAGGCAGAAGCGCCTTCCGTTAGCCGGAGCAATTCAGGTATTCTATTCAAGAATCCGTCAGCTCCGCCGAACGGGCCCAGCACAGAAGAAATAAAACGCTTCATTTTCTCAACTTGGCTAAGGAGGAGATCGTCTACTTCTAGACGCTCGACACATTCCAAGTAGAGTCGTGTGCAGGTGTTAGCACAAATCTCCTCAGACTCGAGGAATCCCTCATAAGCCTTTTGGAAGCAGGCATCTTCCTGCACAAGCGTTCCGTTCTTTTTAAAGAACGCTTCTATCTGCAACAAGGACCGAAATTCGGCAAGGCCCTGATGTTCCTGGCCTATGCTTTCGGAACACGATGTCAACCAACCAAGATCCCGATTCCGCAGTTTCCCGCGGATAAGGTCAAAAGGAAGGTCGGCAATCGCGAGTTGCTCTAGGTCGTCTAGGTACATCCTACAGACTTCGTATGGACATACATGCGTGGTCATGGTAACCTCCACATACCTTGAGTGCGAACCAGAGTTATTCTTCTGGGATCGCGTTTCGACTGTAGTTGTATAGGTCCCTTGCAACCTCTCGCTGGCAGAAGGTCAAGACCGATTCTCGGTCAAAGGCCAACGCTGCGCTGAGGACTGCAAGAACACCCAGGGACAACAGCACACTCCGGATCATTGGAGTGTACCAAACTTACGCTTTAAGCCACTTCTGAGACGACAGCGTCGCAGTAAATTCATCACTAGCGACGATGTCACGCAGGACGGCAGCGGCGTCAGTCAAGTCGGTTTCACTCGGACCCATTTCCTTGGGATACCGAATGGAGACCTCAAGGGCGACTTTCGAGTTCAACAGCGCTCCAGCAGAATCCTCCGTCGCATAAATAACGGCGATGGAGTTCTGCAGGTTGCCCGTCGGACCCGTAGGAACCGACCGCTTCTGGATAACCAGGCGCGGCTTAACAGCGGTGTGTGCATTAAGCACCCATGTGCGCGAGTTTCCATTATCGGAGAACTCGGTCATAACGGTCGACATAGCGGCCATGGTATTAGTCCTATTATCTAAGGGCTTGCCTTATCAACGCTGCTAGGTCTAAGACCTTCATTGCTGACAAGTTCAGCCTAAACTGAGGAGGTAACGGCACTTTCGCTTTCCGTCTATTTGATAGTGTGATCGTGTAGGTATCCAAGAAGGTACCTGCAGCGTCCACAACATATGGCGGGGCAATTCGTCCATTCACAACAGAAAGACTACCAGTCACTTTGACCTGGCAGCAAGCTGCTGCTTCAGTTCTGGTTGCTAACGCCATCAAAGACATGGCTTCAAGCGCCTGCCCAACGTTGTATACCCAATCAACGACGAATGAGAGCCTTGTGAGCTCCCAGGCGGACGTGAAGGGATTAAACATAAAGGCAGGTAGCTCGACATCCGCGCATACCTTACCATGCAGGTCCACCTCGTACGTACGGGAGTCTTTAAGATCCCACGTTAAGGCGTTCCATGCATAGCCGTTGACATCATTTGTCGACGTCCAGGTGTTGCGGAGTCCAGCACGCTCTAAGAAGCGCGTCCTTTTGTCGCCGAGTCGGGCAAGAGCGTCTTGCAGGTTCGACAGATCATAGAAGGTTGTCCGCCAACCATAGCGGCCTTCCAACCAATCTCTGTCTATCTGCTTCCGAAGATATTTTTCGGATAACGCCTTGGTGTTCCCGAGCCGTGCGTGCTTCACGTTGGCAGCTGTGACTGTTTTCACTAGGTTGGCCAATTTAGGCACAACCTTGTTAAACATATCGACAGTCTTACCTAGTTCCGCAAGGAACGTGATCGTGTCGAACGACTTTCCATAGATACGAGCTGCAGCAGTTTGTGTAAACTTTGCTGCTTCGGCGAGCGCGTCAGAGACGAGATCGCCTAGCTCAGTATCCGTCGGATACTGCACCAGGGATAAAACCGTGTAATAGGAGTTGTAACACCCATTGCGCGGATCCCGGTATTTACGGTGCCCGACCGTACGAGTGACAGCGTCTTCACGCTGCGACCAGTACGTGAAAGGGAGTAGTTCGCCACGTCGAATCTTCCCATAGTAGCCTGGGATACTCTCTCCAACTGTGGTCCGATCAATGTAGCTCGTCTCAACGGTTCCATTGGAACCAGTCGTCGGCGGGCAGTTGATAGACCAATTGGTCGAGTAAGTACCCAGGACGACATGTTCAGATTTTTGTGACATGTCCTTACCAAACTTCCGGAAACCTGCTTTCAGTTATAGCAGGGCCGTGGAGGCACAATGCGCAGGACGTGAATCCTGTTCTCC